ACATATCCACCAAGTCCAATTTGTAACAATGTCCAAACGTCACCTGGTAATTCAAATGTAATAACCGTTCCTATCATTAATCTTATAACAGGTCCAAGAATATAATTCCATACTAAAATGAATATTAAAACATACATTAAAAGTGGCCTCCAGCTAGCTGTAAACCAGCCTGCTTTAGCCTCTGCTTCTACAATAGAAGCTGCTGCTTTAAGTTCTTCTGTACTAGATTGTAATAATTGTTGATTAAGTTGAGCTTTTAATTTCTCTTGTAAATCTCTATCTGGAACTGCCTTTTCAATAGTAGAAAAAAGAATTTTTGCTAAAGGTGCAATAGCTCCAAGCATTGGTAGCATATTAGAACCACTTAGCTATTTTTCTTTTATCTGGCATCATTCTTCTCTGACCTTTAACTGGTTCATATTGTGTTTCTTGAGCTGAAGATACTTCAACATCAATTCCACCTTTTTTATAACCGTCAGAATTTAAAAATTTATTATGATCACCTACTTGAGTTCCATAAGGAGATGAATCTTTAGAACTTTTAACAGGACCACCTTCAGCATATCCTTTAGCTGCTTTTCTTCCTTCAGATAAAGCAATAGCAATAGCTTGTTTTGGATTTTTAACTATTTTATCAGATTTTCCAGAATGTAATTTACCAGCTTTAAACTCGTGCATTACAGTTTTAATCTTTTTTTGTGATTTTGTTTTTTCCATAGTCTATTTATATCCTATTTTTGTTTTTTTCACTATCTTTTTTTAATTTAGCAGCCAAAATAGTCTTTTGCAACGTTGTATTAGCTCTCATTTTAGCTAAATCTTCATTTTGTTGCAATTTATCATCTTGAATTGACTGATTCATAAGCGTTTTCATCTTATCGATGTTAAGTTTGTCTCTACCTTCTTGTTCTTTTCTAGCATTTTCTTTTGCTACAAGATCTAATTCTCTAGATTTTAATAAAGCAACAGGATCATTACCTAATGCAGATGTAATTTTATTTTCTTCCTTCATAAATTCTTCCATAGCATCAGAAATTATTTCAGATTTTCTCGCTTCTAGCTTCTGGTTTAAATTTTGCATTTGCATTTGCATCTGTTGCATTGCTTGTGGATTAGTTTGACCCATTTGTTGCATTTGTTGTCCCATCATTTGCATTTGTTGTATCTCGTTTTTAAATTCTAATTGAACATGTTCTTGTGACATGATTGAAATATGTTCAAATATATTTTTTTGTAATGCTGCCATAACTACAGGAGCATTTTTTGCAATATTAGTTCCCATAAAACTTAAGTGAGAAGTAATGTGTGCTCTATGGTCTTGTCCAGGGAATGCTTGAAACGGTGTTCCTGCTAAAGCCGCAATATGTTCTAGAGCAGGATCCTGTGGTTGTGGCTGTTGTGGTCGAATAAGAATTTTATCAATGTCTTTAACTCCTAATGCTTCATACATGTTTCTATATACTTCATACTGATTATGAAGCTGCGGGCTTGCAGCAGCGAGTTGCATTTCAGTTTGTGCTAAAGATATTCTTTGAGTTTGTGAAAATATATTTGGATCTGCAACTGGAACAATTGAAACACTATCATTAAAATCATTTTGTTTAATTTGTCTTTGCGCACCTACGACATCATAAGGATACATTGGTGGTAAATAAGTTTTAAATTCTTTAGCTAATAATCCAAATTCTTGTTTTAATGCAGCATATAATCTTTTATGAATTGCTGACATTGTTCTGCTTCCTCTTTCAAGTAACGCAACAGTTGTACCAACTGCAGCTTGTTGATTACCATCACCAACTTGTAAATCAGCAATTGAGGCAAATCTTTGTCCAGCTTGAACTACAACACCCATAAGAGCTAATAATGTTTGTGAAGGCTCTTTAAATGGAAGTGGCATAAATGCATCTCTTAAATTTCCACCTGGTGCATCTACATCTCTAAATTCACCTGGTTGAATTGGTTGTGCATCATCTCTTACTCTAATTCCTCTTTGTTTAAATCCTGAAGGTAAATTAGCAAGTGTACCTGCATCTAATAATTGTCTTAATGCTGCTGTAGCAGTTCTTGATAAACCACCAATCATATGGATTAAACCAAATCCATAAAAACCTAATCCTGGTAAAAATTTGAAATGTACAAAGTATTGTACTTTTTGTTTTTTAGGATCATTTTGATTCCAGTTACGTCTAATAGATAATACTTGTCTTGATCCTTCTTCAATTGTTACAATATATGGAAGTTTAATTCCAGAGGGCTCACCAGTCTTAGGATTTACATCCTCAAAACCTTCAATGTCTAAATCAACATGGAATTCTAATAAAGTAAAAGTTTCTACATCTGAAACTTTTCTAATTCCTTCTAATCTTAATTTTTTATCTTCAACTTCTGTAGATGGACTATCTGTAGGGTTTAATTCAATATCTTTATAAAAACCATTTACTTGTTGTTTACGTAATTCATTTTCTGAAATTTTAATAACGTGAATAATTGCATCTGCATCATCTAATGAAGTTGCATTGTATGGAACAACTAAATCTTCAGATTGAATAAATTTAGATACAGGTCTTCCAAGTAATGAATCATAATAAACTTTTTTAAATGTTGAACCCGATAACGGTAAATAAAATAACATTTGATCAAACTCTGGTTCATATTCTTTCATGACATCCATAATTTGATAATTCATAAATTCTTTAACACGCTGTGCTTGTTGTTCTTTTTCTGGGGTTGCTGCTCCAATTATTTGAGTTCTAACTGGTCCTTCTGCTGGAAGTAATTCTTTATAAGCTAAAGCTTGAAATTGAGTTACTGCTTCTGCAAGAACCGGGTGGGTAGCACCTGATGCTCCTCTAAATGGTTGTGTTCTTCTTTCATATTTAAATCCTAAAAGATCTAAACCATCTGTGTAAGTTCTTTCCCAATCTTGACGAGATGATTTATAGTCTATGTAATCATCTACTAATTCTGCTCCAATAGGTCCTAAAATTTGGTCATCTAAAACTTCTGCTAAATTTGCAGAGTGATCCGTTGCAGGCATTTCTTTATTTGAACTTGGATCAAAATTTATATCCACACTTCCATCTTCATTATGTGTTAGCTCAGTTGGCCCTTGAGGAGCTTCTTGATTAGCTGTAGCAATATCTAATGCTACCTCGTCGGGACGAGTGCTATTTGCTATTGTATTTGGAAGCGACTTGTCTATTTCTGCCATTTATGTTTTTCTCCGGATTAACTATCCTAACCTTTTTATCAGGTATATTCAAGCCTTGTGAACAGGGTCCCTTTAAAGGAGGTATAGTAGTTGTTAGTTTTTTAATCATTAATTAATCCACCTTTAGCTGCTCCTATTGCAGTATTGTAATCCATTGAGTCTGGTATGTTTTGAAGTTTTTCTTGTATGTCTTTTATTTTTTGTTCTTTTTGCTCTTGTGTTTTTTGTTCAGCTTCTTCCATATGTTTACTTAATTCACTTTGCGTTTTTAAAATTTCTTCTAATGATCTTTCTTCTATTTGTTGAGGGATTCCTTCAACAGAAGAATATTGATTACGAGCTTCATCTTCTATACTTTTTTGATAAAGTTTTTTACCTTCAGGAGATAAATTATTAATTACATCTTTATGATGTAATATTGTTTCTGCTCCAGGTATAACAGATTCAGTTAAAGCTCTTAATGGATTCTCTCCTTCAAATATACTTTTATATGCAGTTTCTGCAGCTGTTAATGGATAAAAAGTTTTTTCTGCTAAATATCCAATTGCCTTAAGAGGAGCAGAAGCAATCACATAAGGATTTTCTTTTACTGAATTAAATATTTTTCCCATTCCATTTTTTAATAATTCAATATTTTCTGGTCCTATGGTCTCTGCATAAAGCTGAGGATCAAACATTGGATTAGAACTAAATCTTCTCATATATTGAGAAATAGCTTGTTCTTGTTTTTCAGGTAAATTAAAACCTATTTCTTTTTGTTTTATAACTTTTTCTAATAAAGAATCCGCTTCTTTTTCTTTTCCTTTAGAATAATTAATAATAGATTTTTGAAGATCTGGGTCTAATTTTTTAAAATTAGGGTGTTCTATTCCATCATTTGCAATAAAACCTTTAATAGCTATTTTTGCTTTATCTGTAATAGGATCATTTATAGATATATCAGGATGAATTGCTTTAATTTCATTATTTTTTATTTCATATTTAGTTAAAGGTATTCCATATTTTTCTTCGGCGGCTTCAACTTGTTTATTTATATTGCTGATATATTCTTTAGCTTTTTCTTTTGGTGCTTGTTTTGCAAGTTCAACTAAATTTGAAATTCTATTATCATAAGAAGATGATTTAATAAATCTATTTACATAAGTATCTAATGCTACCGCTTTATCTAAAGATTCATAATCATTAATTTTAGCAGCTCTAGAAATTCCACCAACATGTTCAACTCCAAATCTAAATTGTCCATCAAAAAGTTTATTAATAGGATCTGCTAACATTCTTTTTGAATATCTATAATAAGCAGCTTCATTATTAATTGGATTTCCTGTGATAGGATCTATTTCTGGTATTATTCCATTTTCTTTAGCTTGTTGTAATAAATTTAAAGTATTTTGATTATATAATCTTGCCATTCTATCTAAAGAAATACCTTCTCCCTTTGTTGGTCTTTCTGGAATCCCTAAAGATTCTCTTATTTTTTTTTTTAAAAAAACATCTTTTCCATAATCACCGGCTCTAATTACATCTCTTTCATAAACATCTGGAAGATCTAATACTTTAGATCCTTTAGCTAAAGGATTTTTTGGATTATATTCTTCTACTGTTTTAATAAAGTCAGGGTGTTTATCTTCTATAAAATCAATAATATCTTCTTTAAATTTATCAGGTGCCCCAATTTTATTGCTATTGTATAAATCTAAATATTTTTGTTTATTATTTTTAATAAAAGAATCTACATCTTTTAAAACTTGTTTTTGTTGTTTAACATTTTCAGCTAAATTATCATTATGTAAATTTATAAAATCTTTATTTTTTAAAATTTTAGAATTAAGTGCTGAATTTAAAACAGGTAAATTATCTTCTGTAACTCCAATATTATTGTAATATTTTGTATTATTCTCGTAAAGATCTTTTGCAATTTCAGGAATTGTTTTTCCTTTTTTTAAATCTGATTCAAGTTTTGTATTATTATAAAAAGATAAATATTTACCTTTTGCTTCTTGAGCAGCAAATCCTTTTTCTGTCATTCCAACAGGAAGTTCTACATTTAATTGATTTGCTATTTTATTTACAATACTGTCTTTGCCTGTTCTTGTTTTTCCGTAACCTTCTTTTTGTAAAATATCTATAATTTGTTTTTTATTATAATCACCACTTAAAATTAATTTTTTAATTCTGGATACTTTACCGGGGTCGCCTCCTGCAGCCATTCCTACTCTTCCACCCATCGCATATTTAATAAGATCGTTATCTTCTAATTTAGCTTCGGGATCAAATGTAAAATTTTCTAATGAATTATCTTTTTTAAGCATGTGACTCATTGCTTGTTTGTATTCACCGATTTTCATTTTAGAATCCTAATAGGTAATTTAACCCGCCGTCTTTATTTGGTTTTCTATTTGTAATATCAAAATCTTCTAATGTTTGCTTTTGATCTAAATCAGTTCCTAGTTTTTTTAATTGATCATAAAGTTCGGGATGATCATTTCTTAAAAGCTCTTCCATCTTAGATATATTTTCTGGATGAGTTACATCAACTAATCCTTGATCATTTTTTATAAACATAT